TAATGCTGATCCAACGGCCGCCATCCTTGCTACTGCTCCAAGCACGCGCTCTTCTTATACTATTTTAGATAATAACTTCTTTAAAGTGTATGACAAGTACAACGATCAATATATTTACATTCCTTCAGCATCAAGCACAGCTGGCATTATTGCAGCGGCCGACTTAGCATCAGCACCGTGGTTCTCACCAGCTGGTGAGCGTCGTGGACGATACTTGGGTGTAACAGATTTAGCATACAACCCATCTAAGTCAGACCGTGACGAACTATACAAAGCTGGTTTTAACCCAGTAGCAAATATTCCAGGTTCTGGAGTACTACTGTATGGCGACAAAACGTATCAAAGACGTCCTTCAGCATTCGACCGTATTAACGTACGCCGTTTGTTCTTGACTCTTGAGCGAGCGATTGCCCTAGCTGGTAAAAACGTTATGTTTGAAATGAACGATGAGTTTACTCGTGCAGAATTCGTAAATATCGTTGAGCCACTGTTACGTGAAGTACAAGGTCGTCGTGGTATCACAGACTTCCGCGTCGTATGTGACGAAACTAATAATACACCAGCAGTTNTTGATCGTAACGAATTCGTTGCCTCAATGTTCATCAAACCAGCCCGCTCTATCAACTACGTTACTCTAAACTTCGTAGCTATTAGAACCGGTGTCCAGTTTGACGAAATTGTCGGCTTGGTATAAGGAGAATAGAAATGTCTTTAAGAGTAGATGACTTTAAAGCAAAATTGAAAGGTGGCGGTGCACGTCCGAATCTATTCCGTGCCATTGTCAACTTTCCTGGGTATGCGGGTGGTGATATTGAATTAACATCATTCATGTGTAAGGGAGCTCAATTGCCAGCATCGGTTATTGGATTTATCGATGTACCTTTCCGTGGTCGTCAGTTGAAGGTTGCGGGTGATCGCACTTTTGAACCATGGACGGTGACGGTAATCAACGACACAGATTTCAATGTTCGCAATGCTATGGAACGTTGGATGAACGGTATGAATGCTCACTCGGAGAACGTCGGTCGTACCAACCCAAATGACTATCAAGCTGACTTGATTGTTGAGCAGTTGGACAAAGATGGTTCTGTATTGAAAAAATACAATTTCCGTGGATGCTTTCCAACTAACGTGGCAGCGATTGATCTGTTATATGATACCGTAGACACGGTGGAAGACTTTACTGTTGAGTTTCAGGTTCAGTATTGGGAAGCCGAAACTACTAGTTAATTGGTGTATAAGTAAGAGGGTGCTGATTGACTTCAGCACCCTGTTTTATTATTAGAGGATCTTATGGCAGATAACAGTTTACTTCAAATGTTCGGTTTTGAAATCAAGCGAGTACAAAAACCCGACGAGAAAAAAACTCCGTCAATTGTACCTAAAGCTGACGAGGATGGCGCAGGATATATTACTGCATCAGGCTCGCACTTTGCCCAATATGTCGATCTTGAAGGTACTACCGCCAGAGATAATGCCGAACTCATTCGTAAATATCGTACTGTTGCTGAGCATCCGGAAGTTGATGCGGCGATTGAAGATATTATTAATGAGGCGGTAGTAACATCAGAGCTTGAGCCGTCGGTTAGTGTCAACTTAGACAAGGTTGATGCGCCTGATCGCATTAAAGATATAATTATCGAAGAATTTGAAAATATATATTCTCTACTAAACTTCGAAGAGCACGGACATGATATGTTCCGCAGCTGGTATGTAGACGGTAGAATGTATCACCACATCGTAGTGAACGAGTCCAACCTCAAGGCTGGTATTCAAGATATTCGTACGATTGATGGGTGCAAGATTAGAAAAGTCAAAGAAGTTGAATACAAGAAAGACCAGAAGACTGGCGCTAAAGTTATAGACAAGACCAACGAGTTCTTTATCTTTCAAGAGAAGACCGGGATGAGTCAGGGCGTTAAGTTGACCCCCGATTCAGTCTCATATGTTACATCAGGCCTACTAGATTCAAGTAAAAAGCGTGTAATATCTTACATACATAAAGCTATTAAGCCAGTCAATCAATTGCGTATGATGGAAGACTCTTTAGTAATCTATCGTATGTCTCGTGCGCCTGAACGCCGCATATTTTATATTGACGTGGGCAATATGCCCAAAGGTAAAGCTGAGCAGCACATTAAAGACATTATGTCTCGCTACCGTAATAAGGTAGTATATGATGCTAATACGGGCGAGATTAAAGACGACCGTAAACATATGTCAATGCTCGAAGATTTTTGGCTTCCGCGCCGTGAAGGTGGTAGAGGTACTGAGATTAGTACTCTTCCTGGCGGGGAGAATCTAGGTCAAATTGACGACATTTTATACTTTCAGAAGAAGTTGTATCGCTCTTTAAATGTTCCTCTAAATAGACTAGAACAAGAATCTCAGTTCTCTTTGGGGCGGACAACGGAAATTGGACGCGACGAAGTTAAGTTTCAAAAGTTTATTGATCGCTTGCGCAGGAAGTTCTCTCATCTATTTTTGGGATTACTTAAAAAACAATTACTGCTCAAGGGGATTTGTACTGAGCAAGATTGGGAGTCTTGGAAGGCTAATATCCAAGTCGACTTTGTCCGCGATAACCATTTTGCCGAATTGAAGGACTCAGAGTTATTGCGTGAACGCTTATCTACTATGGATCAGGTTACACAATACGTTGGGGAGTACTTCTCTCGCGAGTGGGTAATGAAGAACGTAATGATGATGAATGATAAAGACATCGAAGAAATGAAGAAACAAGTTGAAGCAGAGAACGCCAATGGCGATGATGCTGATGACGATGACCTAGGAGTATAATATGAGTGAATCACAAAGCCAAGTAGAACAAGAAATCGAAGATACGCCAGTAGAGCATGACCCCATCGGAGACTTTATTGACTCAATCGCTGCGGGCGACTTCAATCAGTCTGAAAAGTTATTCAATAGCCTGTTGGACGACAAGGTTCAATGCTCATTGGAAGCTGAAAAAATTGCTGTCGCAGACACTGTTTTTAATGGAGCTGAGCCTTACGTTGACGTTGATGAGGAAGATGAAGATCTTCTTGATGACGACGAAGATTAATATTAAATCAATTTACTAATATTAAGTTGTATTATGAATATAGTTAAGAAGATGACACACATATGGATAGGTCCATATGATATGCCGCTTCATTGGATGAATACCTGGAAAGATAAACATCCAGACTGGGATTACAGTGTTTTCACTGATCAGATGTTCCATGACAGAACCTGGCATAACCAGCATTTAATCGACAGGTACTACTCTATGGGGGTGTATGCTGGCGTTGCCGACTTAATACGATATGAGTTGCTTTATGAGCAAGGAGGGTTTCTCCCTCCTGCAGACGCTGTATGTTACCACAATATGGACGAAGTGTTTACTAGTCCTAGTGACTGGGCGTACACCATTTTCGAGAATGACCGCGACGAGCATGTAGCTCCTAATTGGGTATCACCTATTCAGGCGTGTAACCCAGGAAATACTTTTGTTAAGTTGTTGATAGATACGTTACACAAATTAACGCCGGACCAGCTAGATCCCAAGCCTTGGGTATCTACGGGCAACGGGTGGTTATCTCAGTTTGTACCTGACGCTGAGAAGCATAAGCTGACTATATGGCCGTCACACTATACTATTCCAGTACATTATAGCATTAGATCAACACGCTATACTGGTAAAGGAAAGATATATGCTGAGCAAATGTGGGGCAGCACTAAGAAAAAGTATACTAAATCAGTATAATTAAATAATTTGTATTCTTGGGAACTTATTTTATATAAATAATATGCAACTAAGGAGATGTAATGAAAACTTTTAAACAACTTAGAGAGGCTCAGATGTTTCTCGTGAAAAAGAAAATCAAGGGCATCCCTGTAGAAATTAAGACCGGCAAGAAAGGTATAGAGCTCCGCGTTGATGGAGATCTCGTTGCCGACAACTTTACTAGTAGGAAAGAAGCTGAAGATACTGCAGCTGCGGTATTGAAGGCACTAGGAAAATAAAATGAAGCTAATTAGCGAATTTACAGAAACCAATCTTGAGTGCATCGTTGAAGCCAAGGAAGACGGCGTGAAGAACTATGCGATTGAAGGTGTATTCGCTCAAGCAGATCAAAAGAATAGAAACGGACGTGTTTACCCCAAAGCCATTATGGAGAGAGCGGTAAACAAGTACGTTGAAGACCAAGTTAGCAAGAAGCGCGCTGTCGGTGAGTTGAACCACCCCGAAGGGCCTACAGTTAACTTGGATAAAGTTTCACACCTCATTACTGATCTTCGATTCGAAGGAAATAATGTGGTTGGAAGGGCACAAATATTAGATACACCAATGGGCAAGATAGTTAAAGGACTTCTTGAGGGTGGTGTTCAATTAGGCGTGTCAACTCGTGGTATGGGAAGCCTTGAGCAAAAAAATGGCGTTATGTACGTAAAGGATGATTTTATTCTATCCACCGTAGATATCGTTCAAGACCCTAGCGCACCTGATGCTTTTGTTAATGGTATAATGGAAGGTGTAGACTGGGTTTGGAACAACGGCATTTTAGAGCCACAGGTAATTGAAGAGATGGAGACTGAAATCAAACAAGCACCGAAAGCAATTCAACCTGAAGTGCAAATTCGCGAGTTTAAGAATTTCCTCTCGTTAATCAAATCTAAACTATAAGGAGTCACTATGACTGATTTAAACAAAGTCGAAGGTGAAATCCGCGATACAGATATTAACGAAATCGTGGAGGAAACTCTCGAAGAAGCGCAAGCGCCAAAGGCTAAGAGCGGTTCTGTTGATGGACAACAGGTCTCAGAACCTGAGTCTATTTCTACAGTAGATAAAGCAGCTCAAGCTACTAAACAGGCACCGGCGCGCCCAGGTGACAAGAAAAACTCTGAAAAGTCTAACTTGCCTAAAACTAAAGCTGGTATGTTAAATGCTATGTATAAAGCTGCTTCTAAAATGAAGAAAGCTGACCTACAAGACGCATACGGTAAAGTTTGTGAAGCGCTAGACATTGACGATGAATTTGTTGCTGAAAGTGTTGACACTAATGCCGAACTACGAGCAATCGTAGAAGGCGAAGCTACTCTATCAGAAGAATTCAAAGAGAAAACATCTATCATCTTCGAAGCAGCTGTTAAAAGCAAGCTAGCTGAAGAAGTAGAGCGTCTCGAAGAATCTTACAAAGAAGAACTGGCTGAAGAAGTTACTGCTATTAAGCAAGACTTGGTTGGCAAAGTTGATTCATACCTAAACTACGTGGTTGAGTCTTGGATGGAAGACAATAAAGTTGCTATTCAGAACGGTCTCCGTACTGAAATTGCTGAAAACTTTATGGACAAAATGAAAGATCTATTCGTAGAATCTTACATCGAAGTCCCTGCTTCTAAGATGGACCTAGTTGACGATCTGGCTGAGCAAGTACAAGAGTTGGAAGAACGACTTAACTCTACTACTGGCGATGCAATCGCACTTGCTGAAGAACTTGAAGCGTACAAGCGCAAATCAATTATCGCTGAAGCTTCACGTGACCTAGCTCAAACTCAAGCCGAGAAACTAGCTGAATTGGTAGAAAATGTTGACTTTGATGATAACTTTGCATCAAAGGTAGCTGCTATCAAAGAAAACTACTTCTCAAAAGAAATCCCTGTAGCGGAAGACGCACTCACCGAAGAAGCTGAAGAAGAAATTGAAGTATCTTCAGTAATGGAGTCTTACCTCGCTGCAATCAAGAAAACATCCAAATAAGGAAACCTATCATGCAATTCGATAAATTAGTTGAAAAATGGTCACCAGTTCTTAACGAAAGTTCTTGTGGCGAGATCAAAGATCATCACCGTCGCGCTGTTACAGCGGCTATTCTAGAAAACCAAGAACGCGCAATCAACGAAGAGCGCGCTCAAAATGCTGGTTTTGGTCAATTGACTGAAACTGCT